CCTTGCCGGTTGGTTTTGCTCCGCTCAAGTGGGCTGCCGGTTCCGAAAATATGGGCGGGTTCAAAAACAGATTACTTTTTATTCCCGCAGCTTCCGTCACGGCCGCTCCGGAATTGCCCGATACTGTCACTACCTCTGACGATCTTGTCAAGGCTGCCGGCTCTTTTACGTTTGCCGAAGTTGGCGATAAACCGATATACATCTATGCGACCGACAAAACGGTTAAACTCGATGCCGAAAATCAGGGCGAAACTGACGGTCAGTCGTTCGTCCAAAAAGGAGAGTTTTTCCATCCCGGCAGTAAGGCCGATGTTGCGGCTTTTGCCCGTAAGGTTAACAATACTCCGGGTTATCTTATTCTCGAAGGTGCCGACGGAACCCAATACATGGTAGGTTCTCCGGGTCTTCCCTGCACCATCAAACCTGCTTTTCAGGGAGGCGCTGCAAGGTCCGATCGCAAGGGTTTTCTGTTTACTTTCGAGGCCGATTCTTTTTGCCCTTTCGTTATTCTCGGTACTCCGATTGACTTTGACTCATTGTAGTTTGTTTAATTGTTGAAATTCCGAAAGCGTCGGGTCTGGGTGACCAGACGCTTTTTTTAATTAATCCGAAAAAATAAAAACATCATGCTGAAAAATATACAACAATGGCTTGCCAATCCCAAGCGGAATTATCTTTCCGGTTTGGCTTATTTCAAGCGTTTTGCTTCTCAGTCGCAAAAGAATAATTTTCTCGAATACTTGTCAAATGTAGGTGATGACGAAGTTGTCGATCAATTTGACGGTCGTTTCAGCGTGCTCATTAATCAAATGAGCTTCATCGAGCAACGTATCCGCTCCAATCCGCAATTGTATGCCGAAGCCGCAGCAACGGCCGAAGTTGTCGAAAAATCTGTTAAATCGGCTTCCGATAAAATTTCGGTCGACGATTTGCCTGATTCTTTTGCTGCCGATCGTCAACGCCTCAAGGAAATTATTCCGCTCATGGCCAAATTGCATGCCGATATGGCCAATGCCGTTGCCGACGATGTTCGGTTAGAACTTGTCAGGCAGCTTGTTGCGCTCGACGACGAACGCACGGCTATTTGGCGTCGCATCGACGATTACGCCGCAGGACGTAATGTTTCTGTCGATGTTTCTGCCGACGAAACGCAGGTTCGAGAATCTTCCGTTGCTCTCGGCGCAAAGATTGCAAAACAGCGCGTGCAGTTGCAGCAAAATATTACGCGCACCGAAAAGGCTATTGCCGTGAACGAAAAGCACGGAAAGAAGAAGCTTGCCGAATCGGCGCGTAAACGTCTCGAAGGATATAAAGCCGAACTTGCCAAATTGGATGCGCTGATCGACAAATGAAAGATTTCGCCTTTTCCGATTATTTTCCCGACGGAATTGTTTCCGGCATGACTGTTCCTTACGCTCACAAAGGAAAATGGGCCGTACACGAGTTACTGCCTTTTTTCCTGAGTGAAGTTGGTCCTTTCCATCTTTCGTTGTCCACTTTCAACATCAGTGAAGATGCGTTGCGACCTGTTTTCTTCATGCGCGAACGGGGCGAATTGCTTTCTTCCCGTTTCATTTTCGATATCAACATTCGACGTCACAAACTCGACATGTTGCTTTTTGCTCGCTCCGTTGCCGACGAAATTCATCTTTCGTCTTCGCACATGAAAGTTGTTTTGTGTCGCAATGCTGCTGTTTCCATCGCCGTTGTCGGCAGTGCGAATATGAATAAAAACATACGACACGAAGCCGGATTCATTACCACCGATCCTCGTCTTTTCGATTTTTATGCCGATTATTTCGACGATGTTTTCCATAACGACTCAATTCCTTTCATCTTATGAACGAAATAGACCTTGATAAACTTCATGAATATGCTGCCGCTCTTTTGTCGCCTTCCGAAATTGCCATTCTCATGAATATTCCGCCGGAAGATCGAAGTGCTTTTTGCATTCGGTGTCGCGACCGTGTCGGTGATACGGTTTACGAAACCTTCCATCACGGTCGTTTGACAACAAAACTCGAACTTCGGCAAAATGTCATCAAGCTTGCCAAAGCCGGATCACCTGCCGCCGAACCGCTTGCCGAACGCTACCTTTACGAACAAAACTTGGATTGATATCTTTCGCACAATGCGAAAATATTTTCGTTTTTTCTTTGTCGTTTCAAATATTATCTCGATATTTGCAACGTACAAACAAATTCAAAGAGGCAATGGATATTGCCGAAAGCGTTCGGCTTTTTTTGTGTCCATTCCATAAAAACAATAATATGGCGGTTTCGCCCCGTGCTTTGGTTGTAATGGCCAAAGCGAGCCTCTTTGAAATGCTTTGTACAACGGGTAGCGAAACCGTTCTTTTTTTTAATGTACAAAAATTCAAAGTTATGGAAACAAATCTATTGGCTGCCAAGCCACGTGCCAAAAAGCGCATCGAAAAACAATCTACCTCCACGCTCGGCAAGTTTCAACAAATGTTGCAGGAATTTGTCGAGACGTTAAGTTCCGACGATCCGGAAATGCCTTTGTTGCTGACGTTTTCCCGTGATGGGAACCTTTATTCCGTTACCGGCGACAATCTTGATGGTTGCGTGATTACACTTTCCGTTTATTTGGAGGATTGAGCCATGAAACGCGACGATTTTCCTTCTCCTTTGTTTATGCACGATCCCTATAACAGCCGTCCGGTCAATGTCGAACCGTTGTTTTTTTTGTTGCGTTCTGCCGGCTCTGCTCGCGATATCGCCGATTACCTCGATACGGTTATTCGCGATCTGGTTGTGGCTTATCAACTGATTCCGGATGCCGATCGTGTATCTCTTTCCGGTGAAATATCGTTTCTGTTCGATATCCGCGATGCGTTTCAACGCATGGATGTATCGGATTGATTTTTGTTTTTTATTCCCTTTCACGCCGTTCGGTTTTTCCGAACGGCGTTTTTGCTTCATGTCCTTTTGTGTTGTGCCTTTGTGCGTTACATTTGTTTCGTTACAAATTCGTTAGTTATGTCTCGCGATCTATCCTACGATAAAATTGAAGCTTCGCTCTATCTTTCCGATAGTGAAGCTTCCAAAAAATTAACGCCGACCGAAAACGAACGTCGGCGGCGGTGGCTTTTCTGCGTTTCCAAGCGCATGGGCGATCCGCTTATTCCGGATAAAATGCTGGTCGAGCAGCTTCAGGCAGGTTATGCAGGTATTTTCGAGCCTGTTGCGCAATCTACGGCTTACCGTGATATTGCCGCCGTAAACAAAATTATCGGCAACATTCAGCTTGCTGCAAAAAATTGGTACCGCTACATGATCATTGAGGGGGCCAAGAAAGCGTATGCCATTGCCGAACAAAAACAGGACGGTAAGGCCATGGCAGCCGCGCTCGACAAAATCGGGAAATATACGATGGCCGACAAGCCCGATAATGAGGTGGATTGGTCGCAACTTGTGCCGCCCGTTTTCGAACCTTCTGCCGATCCCGATTTGCTCGAAAACATCGAGCCCGTTGACGATCTGGAAGAACGTCGTCGTCAGCTTCGTGCGCTTTTCAAAGTCGAAATGTTGCGCGAAGCTGTCGACACCGATGTCGAACCCGATGAAACCGATAACGAATGACCGATCCGATTCTACAACCTTCGTCCGGGCCTGATCGCGTCAAGAAGTTTTTCAACCGCATGCAACGCGAGGTGATGATGATTCAGGCCAACAAAACCTATATCGTCGCTGCCCGTGGTACCGGAAAGTCCGAAGGCGTCGATGCTCCGTTCGTTTTGCGTAATGTTTATGCCATGCCCGGAAGCACCGGCGCGCTTGTCTCGCCGAGTTATGCCAAAGCATGGGGCAATACGCTTCCTGCGCTTATTTCGGGCCTCAAAATGTGGGGTTATCTTCCGGATGTGCATTATTTTATTGGCCGTCGTGCGCCTGAATCTGCCAATTTCGGCCGTCCCCGTCGCGAACCCCAAGGCAATGCCTGGCAGAACGCCATTCATTTCTGGAACGGCACGGTCATGATTATTCTTTCGTTTGCCCAATCCATGAGTGCCAATTCCATGTCGCTCGATTGGGTGATTGGCCCGGAAGCCAAATTTTTGAATTACGACCGCATCAAATCGGAAGTCAATCCTGCCAATCGCGGCAATCGGCAGGATTTCGATCGCTGCCCTTGGCATCATTCCGAACTCTATACGACCGATATGCCCACCACCAAATCTGGCCGGTGGATTCTCGACAAAGAGCTGGAAATGATCGACGATCACATTTCGTTGATTAAAACCCTGTATGCCCGCCGTGAAGATTACCGCAAAAAGGAACCTACCGATTGGATCAAGCGGCAAATTCGGGAATTATCCGACGATATCGATCGTGCCCGCAAGTTTCAGCCGGTAAGGTGTCCCGAATTGTCGGGCAATAAAAAACGCGAATACACCGTGTTTTACGGCGAATACGACGTTCTGGACAATCTCGAAGTTTTGGGCGAAGATTTTATTTGGCAGATGAAACGCGACAATCCGCCGCTTATTTGGCGCACGGCTTTTCTCAATGAGCGGTTGTTTCGTGTTCAAAACGGATTTTATCCCGCGCTCGACGATAACCTGCATTTCTATATTCCGAAAGATGCGAAACAGGTTTACGGTTTGAATTTTGATGTCGATGACTGTCTTAACGATGACGATCTTCAGCCGCTTGAACCCTTGCATGTTGCTTTCGACAGCAACGCTGCCATTTCCGGTGCCTGTGTCGCTCAAAAAGACGGCGATAAAATGCGTACGCTCAAAAGTTTCTTTGTCAAAACGCCCGACAAACTCCCGGAACTCTGCAAAAAGATCGGGAAATATTACAAGAATAAAGTTAACCGCGACCTTGTATTTTATTTCGATCATACGTTTGTGTGGGAAACCGGTCGCGACAGCGAAAGTTATGCCGATACTATCACCCGCGAGCTTACCGGTCAGGGTTTTCGCGTAACTCAGAAATACATCGGTCAGCAACCGCAGCACGAATTTCGTCACAAGGAAATTGACCGTGCCCTCAAAGGTGCACCAGGTTTGCTCTTTCCTGTTTTCAACCTGTATAACAACGATTTTCTGAAAATTGCCATGGAACAAACCGGCACTCGTATTGGTCGCAATGGTTTCGAAAAAGACAAATCGCCCGAAAAAACGGCCGATTCTCCCGAATCGCCCGACGAATACAAAACCCACATCACCGATGCCTGGGATACGTTATTTGTCGGCATGAATTTTTTCTACACCGAACCTGCCAATTCTTTCAACGGTATTGTATTTTTGGGCAAATAATATGTTTTAAAACATAATTTTATAACATATTGTTTTGCGACGTTTTTATGTTTTTTTTCGCAACCTTTACGTATCAATTAAAAAAACAAGATGTCATGAAAAAAATTATTTCTTTTTGTGTCGTACTTCTTCTTGTAACTTCCTGTACGACTTACAAAATTCCGTATCGGCGTTATTCCGGCACGATAGATTTTTCCGCTTATGCTCAAAAAGGTTTTTTCATCACGGAATCCAATTCCGTGAGTTTCAGTTACGAGCCGCTCGGTAGTATTACAGCCGTCGTTTCTTCCGGTTACGAAGTTTTAAATTCAGAGAAGTTGAAATCCTCCGATGATGTTTATGGTTCTTTCCAAAAAATAAAATACGGCAAAATGATCGATGCTTCTGTAAATGATGCGCTCGATGAGCTTTACAATTCTGCTCGCAGCCTTGGTGCCGATGGCATCATTAATTTTCGATCCGATTACATTCCTGCCACTTTTCAAAAAGGCGTTTTGGTTTCTCCCGATTCATATATTGTTTCCGGCATGGCTATTCGTCGGAAATAATATTTTTGTTTTTTCCATACTGCTCTCCGATGAAGTCGGTTAGCGGCTCGGATTTCTTTGATTACTTTCTTTCTTCCGGTCAAAGAAAGTAATTTACTTTATTTTTTTACCTGTTATGCCTATCTATGCAATTTATTCTTATTCCATTTATATTTATATTTTCTATTCTATTGAAAAAAGATTGCAAAATGCTTATATTTGTAAATCTTTTTCCTTAAGTTTGTAATAATTTCAATATCTGCTAATGATGAGCCGATTTACCGTAAAAAAAATCAAGGATGGTTTTTATTGTTGTTTCGACAATGAAAACCACTTTTCCATCGAGTTTGAGGAGCATAAATTCGATGAAACACAAAATGTTGTTTTTGAGGATTTGTCTTCTTATGATTTTATGCAGGTTGCCCGTTTGCTTCGCGAGATGGGCGATTGGCTTTTTGAGAATTATTACGATCTAATTTTTTAAATTTATTTTATATGGAAACAGAAAAAAATGACAAAGCGGTCTCCGCGCGGATTCCGCAAAGCACCTGGGAATTTTTGATTTCCGTCGGTGGAACTGCCGGCGGTGCTATCAATGCAATTCTTTATGAGGTGGTCGAAGCCGATCGGCTTGGAATTCCTCCTTTTCGGCTGTCCGAAAGTGTTGCCGTTCTTTTGCAAATTCGGCGCCGGACCTTAAATGAAATCAAAGGTGTTTTTTCGCCTTCCGAATGGCTTTTGATGGCCGACAGTCTCAACGGGACTGGTATAACTTCCGAATTTCGATGTTTGCCAGTGGCTCTTGCCGCCAATGTCGAAGATTCTGACAAATTTGATGACCTGGGTGTAAAATGGGGAGTTGATATTCCCCAATTGCTTGACAAGATCAATCGCCTTACGGCCGCCCAGGTTGATGCAGTTTTCACTCGTATCGAAGCGTTCTGGAACGATGAAAATCGCGACATGGATTCCTGGAGTCAATGGTAATTTTTTTATAAGCCCTGAATTTTCAGGGCTTTTTTTAAACACGCCGACTTCGTCGGCGTGTTTCTCGGGTTTCTTTGATTACTTTCTTTTGCCCGGACAAAGAAAGTATATATCTTTTTCCCCTTTTCTTTCCCCATTTATCATATAAATTAAATCTATTTAATTATCATAGTTATCGAATATTTCTATATGATTGAAAAAAGATTGCAAAATGTTTGCATGTGAATTTCTTTTGTTGTACCTTTAATGCATAATTAAAAACAAAGACGGGGGACAGCGGTAACTGAACAACAGAAATGATGAAAACAAATGATTACATCGTAATTAAAAACGCAACTGATCCCGACGAACAAATGTTTGTCACAAAAAGAGACAATTTCGAAAGTGTGAACCTTTGTGAGACTTACGACAATTATGGTCAAAAAGTCGGTTGTTACAATGCTGGTTGTTATGCAATCGATAATTCTGACTCTGATGCCGAGAAAGATTTTTTGCGTGATCTTTATGATCATTTTGGTATTGAATATAACGATGACGATTTAGCTGAATTCGATTTCAGTGATGTTGAAAACGGGTTAAATGAATTACTATCAGGTATTTCACAAGAAAAAATCGATTCATTCATAAAAGAATGGAAAGAAAAAAATGAAATTCACACTGAGGCAATCGCTTGGACTTATTGGGATGGACATAATTTCAGATCGCTCGTTATGCGTTCTGATTTAGGTGAACCCGATGTAGAGGAAATTGATGACGACGAGGAAGAAGCCATCTTGGCTGAACTTCCTGGATTTCCTTATATCGAAGGCACGACAGCCTCAATTGAAACGGAAAACTATATTTTTACATTTACTTTGTGGGCGGACGATCCGTTTTATTGCACCGTCGAAAAAAAATAAACAAACGACCTTCCGGTGGAGGTTAACCGGATCAATCTAATAATAAGACGGGGGACAGCGGTTCTGAACAAAAACATTATGAAAACATTTACAGGAAAAGAAGAAAGAATCAACGGCGTATGGTATCCCGTCACCGTGAAAGCTGAAAATAGGCGTGATGCTATAAAGAAGCTATATGTAGGACAAAGAAAAAGTTACGGAATTGTCGAAGCCATCAGGGGGCGTTTTTTCGAAGTCTTATAAAAACTACAAAAAAAGGCGGGGTTAATCCTCGCCTTTTTTCTTTTTAATCCGTTACAATTTCCACTCGCTCCCTTTTCCTAAAATAAATCGGCTAAAATTTTAACATTTACTTAAATAAAAGGGATTTTAAAGGGATTTTTCCCTTTAATTCCTCGAAAGAG